GTACTTCGAAATTCTTATGAAAACACAGTTTGTTTTCTCCTATCTTTTATTAGTGGATAGAAGGATCCACTTTGTTTATTTATGACTGTACTACTACAGTTTTCGCCATAACTACTATCACAGGCTTAGATTAACATTGGTATCGGAAATCCGCTGTCAGCTTTCAGACAGTGCTCCAACGCTAACACAATTAATATCCGGCATCATATTCGGCTAAATCCAAATCGTCCAAATCCTCATAATTCACAGTAATATCCTGATAACCTTTATCATAGATATTCCTTTTCTGAAGATTCTTCCAGGTAGGAAAGCCGCTCTTGATATCCTCAACCGTAATTCCATGCTGACGCATCTTTCTAATATCGTGCCTATCGACGCGATTAACCATCTCATCAGCTGCCGCGTCCAAAGGACCATCTATTCTACGAATCAAATTCTTATAGAACAGTCGCAAAGAGACATACGCATCACGATTAGAGCCATGTGTACCATAAACATGTCCAAGAACAGACAACATGGTATCTACAAGATCACGTTCTTTTGGCTCACGACCCCAAACAGCTCTCGACACAAATTCTCTAGTCTCACGATAAGGGAGAAACGTCGACTGACCAGCAGTCTTATTACGATTGATAACAGCATAATGCCTAAGGAAAATCATACCCGGCTCACCAACGAGCCAACCGTTCATTTCCCGAGAACAAAAGGGAATACCATCCCGAACGTCACGAAGCTCAACATCAAAACAGTCCTCCAAAAAGTTTGCGAATAACGTCGATGAGAAATAAGTCGCACCTAAACCTTTTCCTTTATTATAAACGTGATCATCACCATAAACTATCAGCTTTACTATCTTAATAAATTCCTCTTCAAGCTGAACTTTATGCTCCGGAGGAGACATAAGGACTTGATAAACGCAAAATAAACAAAAATAAAGGGCCATAACCCAGGAGTCCATATGAGAGGTATTATAACAACCAGATGGCACCCCACCCCGCTGTATTCCCCAAACATCACCGAACAATTGAGTAATACGTGCAATTATTGCCTTTATTATCTTCTTGACTATCTTCTTCTTTAATTCATAATCCTCAGATCGTGGGTCCTCATGGATGAGCATTGAACTGTAATAGAGGTTAACAAAGAATGCCTTGACACGCATATCAAATTTGTCAACATCCCCATCACATAAAAGAGACTCGAAACACTCAGCCAAACCAATTCCTAAGCATTCAGCTATGGAATCCATACCACCACGGGACCAACGGTGACCTATACGAATGCATGGGCCACGCTCCTTCAACATACGAATCTTTGAGACAAGACGCTCCAAT